ATTTAAGCCAAATTGCAAATTTTACAGCGCTGGCTCTAGCGAAGAATGGGGTAACGTAGACTATGTTCCGCAGGACATGGCTCACCCGATTAAACCAAGAAGTCCATACGGCGCATCAAAAGCCGCCGCACGTCACATAGTCAAAGTCTACAGAGAATCTTACAACCTCTACGCTGTTCACGGAATATTATTCAACCATGAGGGGACCAGAAGAGGAGAAGAGTTTGTTACTAGAAAAATCTCAAAAGGAGTAGCTCGTATTTATCATGCGATGAAAAATTCCAAGGCATTTCATCCTATAGAGCTTGGCAATTTGGACGCCAAAAGAGATTGGTCCGACAGTAGAGATTTTGTCGAAGGAGTATGGTTGATGTTAAATCAAGACCATCCCAAAGATTACATTCTGTCAAGCGGAGAAGCTCACAGCATTAGAGAATTCGTAGAAAAATCCTTTCTCTGCTTGGGTATTGAAGGTTTTTGGCAAGGGTCTAATGAAAATGAAAAATACCATCTTGCCAATTATATTCATGAAAATATTCCAAATTCAGAGTCTTGCCTAGTTAAAATAAATAAAGAATTCTATCGCCCAGCAGAAGTTGACTTGCTTCTTGGAGACTCTTCTCCTATCAGACGCGAACTTGGATGGTCCCCGAAAGTTTCATTCGATGAACTTGTAAAATCTATGGTCGAATTTGACGTTGCCAATTTTCCTTGACAGCTAATCAATACTAAAGCATAATTGCTTTAGATGAAGAAGAAGGCAAATACTAAAAATCCAAAATTTTTAGTTACAAAATTTGTCGATTATAAAAAACTCTCCAAAGGTGATTGGGCAAGAGAAGTTAAAATCGCTAAAAAACTTCTTGAAAAAGACTCAGATATATACTTTAAAATCAAGCTAGATTTCAGCCTTAATTCTCTAGCTTGGTTTTTATCTGAAGATGGTAAACTTTTTGTCTACAAATACTTATCTGACCTTAGATTAAATCTTCCATCTCCCGAAACCGTCTCTCTCTCCGATAAAGTATTTGGGGAGTCTTTGAATCTCATCAAGAAGCCTCAAACAATAAAAGATTTTATAAAAAAATATGGGAAGACCACCTAAATCAAACAGCTCACCAAATACTCAACTTGATGAGTATCTTAAAAAGAATGCCGACTACCATTACGCTGGAGAAGAAGAGATAGATTATGTGGTAAGCAGCGGCAGTTTAATCATGGATATCGAGATGGGCGGAGGAATACGTCCGGGTATTATCCGCTCTTCAGGCGTGACGGAAGGTGGAAAAACTAGCAACGCTTTAGCGTTTGCTAAAAACTTTCAAGATGTAAATCCTGAAAATGGACAAGTTATTTACATAAAGTCAGAAGGAAGATTAAGCAAGGATATTATTGAAAGATCTGGAATATCTACTGACGAATCTAAGTTCAGAGTAATCCCAACAAACGATTACGAATTCGTAATCGATATGATGCGCAATCTTATTAGGGACAATCAAGAGAAGAAGGTCTATTTCTTTGTTATCGATTCGCTCGACGCACTTGTTCCGAGAAATGATTTGCTAAAATCTGCTACGGAAGCAAACAAAACAGCGGGTTCAGCCCTTTTAACTTCTGATCTTCTGCGGAAGATGGCGGCAGGCTTTTCGAGCAGAGGTCATATATGCTTTATCATCAGTCAGGTTCGATCAACCATAAAAATTAATCCTTATGAAAAAGGAGATCCAAAAGTCACGAATGCTTCTGGCGGAAACGCTGCATTGCACTATAGCGATTGGATTCTAGAGTTTCAGCAGCGATATCAAAAGGATATCATTAAAGATAAGGAAGAGAAGCCTGTTGGTCACTGGTGCAAGATAATCTTCAGAAAGACACCAAATGAAAAAACTGGAATTGAGGTAAAGTATCCAATTAAATATGGCAGAAAAAACGGGCAAAGCATATGGATTGAATATGAGGTTATTGATTCTTTGCTCATGTTCGAGATGATTTCAGCCAAGGGCGCATGGGTTACAGTGTCGGATGAGGTCATAACTGAAGTCGAATCTTCTGGACTGAAAATCGAAAAACAGCATCAAGGCATTGATAATTTTAGAATGTATCTAGAATCCAATCCCGATCTATGCAAGTTCTTCTTTAACAAGTTCAAGTCTGCGCTTAAAAAATGAGACTTTACGATATAAATGGAAAGCTTAAATTTCTCAATGTTTCAAAATATAGAATTCAATGGGAGAAATCATCAAGATCGAATGTACAATTTTTAGTCAAACAATTCTTAAAGCAATATTGGACTAACAATATTGTTTATGAGGAGTTTCCTGTATATGGGTCAAGAATGAAGGTTGATATTCTTAACGCTACAAAAAAGATAGCGATTGAAGTCAACGGAAAACAACACGATAAGTTTAATTCTTTTTTTCATAACGGCTCAAGGCTGAAATATCTTAATTCAATAAAAAGAGACTCTCAAAAAGCCAAATGGCTAGAAGACAATCAATTTTTGTTGGTGGAGATAAACGAAGAAGAAGCCCCGAATATCTCTAAAGATTTCTTTTTAAATAAATACAATATCACTCTGTAATGTGTACATTAATATAATGGGTAAAAAAAAGTTTAAATTTCCAGAAGAGCTACTTCACAGAATAAACGAGTGTTCTTTTGGAGGCTTTCTTTTGTTTAACTTTAATGAAGAGGGAGACTTTCAAACTTTTGGCATGTTTGACAATAAAATTTACGCCGAAGCTTTGGAGAAGAATCTACTCTCGACTGTAAAAGCGATTGAAAAATTTGAGATAGACCGCATTATAAAAAACCTACAAGTAGACAACGACGAATCCGGCGGAGAAGATCAAAACGCCGAAAATTGACCCGCTAAATAAAATCTGCAATATTAAGACTATGGAAACGAATGAACTCTTTTCTCTAAGAGTGGAGAAGCACGTATTGGGAGGAATATTAAATCACCCAGAAATTTTTTCTGAATTGGATAATTTTTTGTCAGAAAATGACTTTTGCAATAAAGTACACTCGGTTATCTTTCTATGTCTAAAAGAAAAATTAAATAAGAATGATAAGGTAGACAAGGTAATTCTGTCTGAGAAAATAAAATCTCTAGGAATATCATTCAAGGATGAGATTTCTATTTTTGATTATATTGAAAGCGTAGCTTTTACGCAAATATCTAAAGAGGCTGTTATAGAGGCTGCTCAACATCTTGTATCTCTTAGAATTCGCAGAGAAATTGTCCAAACTACCGATAAAATAAAGTCTAAAGTCTTTCAAAGCTCAGACCAGCCAATTCAAGAAGTTCTTAACGATATCGATAAGATATATGGCGAAAAAGTAAACTCTTACAGCGTTCACGAACAGCCGAAAAATCTTTTCGATGGACTTGATGCTCTTGTCGAAGAGCGCGGTGAAAACATTGTGGATGATCCGGGATTTCTAACTCCTTATCCAGAATTTAATAGAATGTATGGTGGGTTGCGGCGTAAAAATATCTATGCTATAGCCTCAAGACCCGGTGAAGGAAAAACTACTTTTCTTAATGATTTAGCGATGAAAACCGCTAAAAAGAATAATCTAAAAGCTTTGATTTTAGATACTGAAATGAGCAGAGAGGAGATGCAATTCCGCATGATGTCCTCCGTCTCCGGAGTTCCTCTCCATTTTATTGAGACTGGCAAATGGAGAAAGTCCGAATCTTATGTAAAAAAGATAAGAGACTCGTATCCTGCTATTAGACAAATGCAGTATGATCACTTGCATGTCGGAAATAAAGACATTGATGAAATATGCTCGCTCACAAGAAGATGGCATCTAGCAAATGTTGGCAGAGACAATCCATGCATAATCGTTTACGATTATATCAAATTAACTGGAGAAAAAGTTGGTCAGAATTGGTCTGAGTATCAGGCTATAGGTCAAAAAGTAGACAAGATCAAAAAACTAGCTGAAGAACTTAATTCGCCAATATTGACTGCGATTCAGCTTAATCGAAGTGGGGAAAACAACAACAGAACTTCTCAGAATGTCACAGACGACGCTTCGGCAATTTCTATCACTGATAGACTTCTATGGTTTACTTCATTCATGGCTATTTTCAGAAGAAAAACTACGGATGAAATATCTTTAGATACACCAGACTCCGGAACGCACAAGCTTATACCTCTAAAAACAAGATTTCAAGGTGAAAATGCGGCTGGACATTTTGATTTAATAAAAAGAAAATTCCCAGATGGTTCTGAGAAGCTAGTGAAAAATTATCTCAATTTTCAAATTAAAAATTTTGAGGTCTCTGAACTCGGATCAATTCAAGACGCTATTGATCGCCAAAATGCTCAAGTCAACATAAACGATGATGATGGATCTGAAGATGGAGATCTTGTATAATATGGAAAATATCAGAGATATCCTACAGGATATGGGCTATGTTTTGATTGACAGCGGAAGTCATTACAGATCAAAGCCTCTTTATAGAGATTCTGGAAGTAGCAATGTTTTATCCATAGAAAAATCAACTGGTAGATGGTATGATTTTAAGGAGAGAATCGGCGGGTCATTCGATGAGCTAGTCAGGAAAACTTTAAATTTATCCTCCATAGATGATACAAAAAAATGGCTTTCTGGGAAAATAAATTCTGTAGTAGCTATAGATAAGAATGATTCCCCCCTTATTAAGGAGCCAGCTACTTATCCAGCTGAATATTTAACAAGACTTTATCCTATTTATGATTATTGGGAAAAACGAGGAGTTTCTTCTGAGACTTTAATTCATTTTAAATCTGGGTTAGCTATGACAGGTAAAATGGCTAATAGATATGTTTTTCCTATTTTTAACTCAAAATCTGAAATCTTAGGCTTTGCTGGTAGAGATGTCTTGAATCACAATGATTCCATGCGCCCAAAATGGAAACTCATCGGGAAAAAAAGCAATTGGTGCTATCCTCTATTCTTCAACAAAAACCACATAATAAATTCAAAAGAAATAATTATCGTAGAAAGTATCGGTGATATGCTTTCTCTTTGGGAGGCTGGAATTAAAAATTGCGCGGTGTCATTTGGATTAGATCTTCCAAATTCCCTGATAAAATTTCTTCTCAAAGTAGATGTTCACAATATAAACATATCACTAAATAATGACATAAACAATAATGAAGCGGGCAATAAAGCCGCGCATCAAATGAAGAGTAAACTTTTAAATTATTTTGATAGCAATCAAGTTTCAATAAACCTTCCCGACAAAAAAGATTTCGGAGAAATGACAAAAGAGGAAATTTTAGAATGGAAAAACAAAAAAACGAAGTAGTACTTTCCGCCAGCAGAGTAAAGACCCTTGAAACTTGCTCTTGGACTTACTGGTGTACATATCATCTTAAAATTCCCCAAAAGGAGAATTCCGGAGCTATGAGGGGAACTATATGCCACTTGATCTTCGAGTGTCTCTTAAAACAGCGCCACAAGAAGCACTTCACCAAAATAATGAAAAGGGGGGGCGTAGATGGAAGCCCAGCGGTTAAAAGATTAATACTAAAGCACTGCAAGAAAAAAAATCTAACCGAAGAAGATTTGACCATGATAAATGACATGGTCTGGACTGGATTAAACCAAGATTTTTATTGCAAAGGCTCAAAACTCGGAGATGCCGAACTCGAATTTCTAATAGAAAATGAGCAGCCTAAATATAAAATTAAAGGCTTTATCGATAAAAACGCCTTTTATGGAAAAGATAATCTATTCAAGATTATCGATTACAAGAGCAGCAAGTCTAAATTCAAAGGAGAAGAACTCACCGCCAATTTTCAAGCGATGACTTATTCTCTAGCCGCGTTTAAAAAAATCATTCCCAGCGCGAAAAGAGTTATTACTCAGTTTATTTTTCTTAGATTTCCGAAAAGCTCCGTGCAGGAGGTAGAAATTCCGAGAGATCAAATAACTGGATTCGAACATTATTTATCGTACGCCTTCTCAAAAGCCAATTCTTTTAACGAAAGCGATGCGAAGTCAAATTTTGCCGCGAATAAAGACGAGTCAAGATGGCTATGCAAAGCTGGGAAAACTTGGAGGTGTCCATATCTTGATCCTTTCGATTATTATCATTTAATTGATTCGAATGGTAAAATTATAGAATCCAGCCTCGAAAACAAATTTTCACCTAAAGATGGTCAGTCAGTTAAAAAATTAACATACAGTGGATGCCCCGCGCACGCCAACAAAAGCGAGGCGTCATCGGATTTTGATGATTTTTAATTTGACCTTCGCCTTGGCTCTCTGCATATTCAAGACATGAACAGGATTGGGCTTTGGAAAAGCCATTTTTCTATAGGTAAATCCATTCTCACGCTAGAGAAAGCAGGAGAAGGAAAACCTCACCTATCAGATTCTATTTTCGATATTCTCAAAGAGAAAGACCAAAAAGAATTCTTTTTGATAGAGGACTCTTTTTCCGGCTTTCTTCAAGCT